CTCCAAGAACATCAAGGAGGCAGCAGCATGGCTGTGGAAAAACGAACCAGGGATAGCAAAGCATTACCGTCTCCCTACAGAATGAAAGTGCCTCCTGTACCTATCCGTTACGACCGGAAAGTAGGCATTCCTTTACAACCACAAAAGGCTAAAAAATGAAAGGCTTGCTTTCCCCTAAAGTCATGATCGTTGTGAAACAAAACGACGAGGAAGAGGATGAGAGTTGTCCGCTTCCAACGCAAGACGAGGCTTTGAACGAAGAGAACAAGGCAATCGCAAAAGAGAAGGCTATGTACGGCCCTGAACGAGAGGGTGATACGCAGTTCTGGAGAGACTTAGGCGCAAAGTGGCGTATCTCTGCAAGCCAAGCACAAGAAAGGCGTTGCGGCAATTGCGAATATTTCGACATGGACATGGAGGATTGCCTGCCAGAAGGTGCGGGTTATTGCCATCAGTGGAACTTTATGTGTGCGCCGGACAAGTCTTGCGCTTCTTGGGAGATGGGCGATGAAGAAAGCGATATGGGAGAAGGCGAGACCGAAGAAGCTGGGGAAGAGTGAACCTCTTTCCAAGTCTGAGAAGAAGTCCGCTAAGGCTATGGCCGCATCTGCTGGCAGACCCTACCCTAATCTTGTGGATAACATGAGAGCAGCGAGGAAGAAATGAAAAAGACCAAGGCTGAGAAGAAGATCAGTAAGGTTTACAACGAGTTCAAGGCTGGCAAGCTACATTCAGGCAAAGGTGGCCCGATTGTAAAAAGCCCTGCCCAGGCTCGTGCGATTGCACTTTCTGAAGCCGGTGTAAAGAAAAAGAAATGACTGCCGCTTGGACTAGGAAAGAAGGTAAGAACGCTAAGGGTGGCCTGAACGAGAAGGGTCGGAAGTCTTACGAGGCTGCAAACCCTGGGTCTAACCTGAAGGCTCCCGTAAAAAGCGGTGATAACCCGCGTAGAGCGTCTTTCCTAGCGAGAATGGGTAACATGCCAGGGCCAGAGCGCAAGCCTGATGGTAGCCCTACTAGACTGCTTCTCAGTCTAAAGGCATGGGGTGCGAGTAGTAAGGAAGATGCAAGAGCGAAAGCAAAGGCAATCTCGGCGAGGAACAAAAAGTGAAGCGCAGAAAGGGTCTGCTAGACGAAGAGAAGTTTTTGCCTCCGCTGCCGGAACAGTTACCGAGAGGTGTGAGTTCGCTTCCAGGGTATGGGCAGACGAGTCCTGTAGCACAGGGTCTACTAGGGTTTACGGGTAGGAATCCGACGTATTCGGTAATGGATCCACAGGCGCAGCAGATGTCTGATGCTTACAGACTGGGTGAGCAGGCAAGTGTTGCTAGTCAGTTGTACGGGTCTATGCTTCCTTTTGCGGCAGCGTCAACGATGGCAAGCGCACAGCGAGCAGGAAGTTTGCTGAGTCCGCTTACTGTGTTTCATGGTTCTCCACATAGGTTCAGTAAGTTTGACGCAAGCAAGATCGGAACAGGCGAGGGCGCACAGGCTTACGGGCATGGGCTGTACTTTGCGGAAAGTCCTGCTGTTGCATCTGGTTACAGAGGATCGGTAACAAAGTTTGATATTCCTGATAAAAGCCCCTTAAAGGGGATAGCTACGCTTATAGCCTCTCGCGGTGAGGAAGGCGAGGTTTTAGCAAGAAACGCTTATAAAGAGCTTGGGGAAAACTTAGAACCGACGATTAAGCAAGCTAAGAAAATAGTAGAGGAGCAAAGTTCTCTCTACACAGTAGACCTACCAGACGAACAAATAGCAAAGATGCTGGATTGGGATAAGCCGCTGAGTCAGCAGTCACCAGAAGTAAAGAAGTTCATAGATGAAAACGGAAGGCCCATTCTCGATACTTTTGCTGATCTTGAGCGTAGAGGATTGACTAAAGGCATTTACAAAAACATATGGGATATGCCTGGGAAAACTATTTTTGATGTTTTTGGGAAAGGCGGCCAAACAGAGGCTAAATTAAAACAGGCTGGAATACCTGGGGTTCGCTATTTAGACGAAGGATCTCGTACTAAAGGCGGTACAAGTAACTTCGTAGTATTCCCAGGAGAAGAAAGCAAGCTAAGGATTATGGAAGTAAACGGAAGGCCTGTAGTCATAGATGAAGAAGAGCTAAGACGATCAGGATTGCTTGGTCAAGGTGTTGCACGGTAACAACAGAAGGATAGTAAAATACAGTGGAAAATAAATGGATTCCTCCAAACGCAGGAATGGGCAGACCGAAGGGTGCGCCTAACAAATCTACTGCGGCAGTTAGGGAAGCCATTGCAAAGATGGCGGAACTAAACGCACCTCGTTTTGCTATGTGGCTAGATGAAGTAGCGCAGAAGAGCCCAGAAAAGGCTTGCGATATTTATCTCAGGGCTATCGAGTACCACATACCTAAGTTAGCAAGGACAGAGGTAACGGGACAGGACGGGCAACCAGTTGCTTTGCAAGTGACATGGGCGCAACCAGAATAATTATTCCTTACGCGCCGAGGCCGCAACAGCTTGCAATCCATAGCGCGTTAGAGCAAAAGCGTTTCGGGGTAGTAGTTGCTCACAGAAGATTAGGGAAATCGGTTAGTGCGGTTAACCATCTCATAAGAGATGCGATCACAAACCAAAAGGAGGCTCCCAGGTATGCGTTTATCGGGCCTACTTATTCTCAGACCAAGCGAGTCATCTGGGATTACTTGCTCAAGTTTACCGAGCCCCTTAACGCCACTGCCAATATTGCGGAACTTAGGGTTGATTTCTGGGGCAGACGCATCCAGCTTGCGGGGTCTGATAACCCAGACTCTCTGCGAGGACAGTATTTCGATGGCGTTGTATTCGACGAATTTGGCGATCAAGACCCGCGTATCTGGTCGGAGGTGGTTCGTCCAGCCCTGTCGGATAGGATGGGATGGGCCTTATTCCTTGGGACCCCAAAAGGCGCAAATCACTTTAAGACCCTGAGAGACCATGCAGCAGAGCATAACGATTGGGCCATGCTTGAGTTCAGAGCGTCAGAGACAGGTCTTATCCCTCAAAGTGAACTCGACGCTGCTCGATCAGAGATGGGAGACGATAAGTATTTACAAGAGTTTGAGTGTTCCTTCGACTCAGCTATCGAGGGTGCGTACTACGGACAACTTCTCAATGAGCTACCGTCTGAAAGGTTCCATGACATCCCTGTAGATGGCATAGCCAAGACTTACTGCGCCTGGGACTTAGGGATAGGCGATTCCACTGCTATCTGGGTCTGCCAGAGAGTAGGTTTAGAGACAAGGCTTATCGACTTCGTTGAGAACCACGGGCAAGGATTGGATTGGTATGTGAACTGGCTCAGGACGAACAATTACGAGCTTGCAGAGCAGTTACTTCCGCATGACGTACAAGTCAGAGAGTTAGGCTCAGGCAGATCAAGGCTCGAACTTCTACAAGAGGCAGGATTAAACATCACAATCGTGCCAAGGATGGGTGTAGATGACGGGATACAGGCCGTGAGAAGGCTGATTCCTTACTGTTGGTTCGACCCTAAGACTAAGCGCGGTGTGGACGCGCTACGCAATTATCGGAGACAATACGATGATAAGCGTCAAGTCTATTGGGACAAGCCTCTTCACGATTGGGCATCTCACGCAGCAGACGCATTTCGGTATTTGGCGGTCGGGATGAATGAGACAACAAGTTGGTCCAAGCCTCTGAAACCTAACGTATCTTGGGTGGTCTGAAATGGATGATGGTCGGCTAAAAGCAATCCTACAAGGCGAGATCGACAACGCTATTGGTTTCTTGGAGACAGAGACCGTCGAGCAACGTAAGAACGCACTTACCGCGTACATGAGGGACCCATACGGCAACGAGGTCGAGGGCAGGTCTCAGATTGTCACGGGTGAGGTCGCTGAGGCTGTAGACGGGATGCTGCCGCCTCTCATGCGTCTATTTACATCTGCGGATCAGATCGGCGTGTTCGAGCCCGTAGGACCAGGTGATGAGCCATTAGCTAAACAAGCAACCGAATACTGCAACTGGGTGCTGATGAAACAGAACCCAGGTATTGCGATCATGCACGATTGGTTCAAGGACGCGATCCTTCGCAATACGCGAACCTGACGGACGATGAACTTGCGATGCTTCTTTCTGACGGGGCGATGGAGATCGCAGGTCAAGAGACGATAGAGCAAGAGATGGACGGGCAAGTCATGCGTGTCCATAACGTGGCTCTGATGAGAAAGACCAAGGCAGGCAGGGTCAAGGTCGAGAACGTACCTCCAGAGGAGTTCCTGATCTCTAAGGCAGGCAAGACCGTGAGAGACACGCCATTTGTCGCTCACAGAAAGCTCATCACGAGGTCAGACCTGATTGCGATGGGGTTCGATGCCGAGATCATCATGAACCTGCCGGTATACAACGACCTTGAGTTCTCTGCGGAATACATTGCAAGATACAACCGAGACGAGCAGCCCTTCATGGAGCCTAGTCTCGATAAGTCGATGCAGACGGTTGAGGTGTTCGAGTGCTACCTAAAGACTGATTACGATGGTGATGGGATTGCGGAGCTAAGGCAGGTTTACTTCTCTGGGAACGAGATACTTGCAAATGAAGAAACCGACTATGTTCCGTTCTACTCTATTTGCCCTATTCCGATACCTCATCGCTTTTTTGGGGATTGTCCTGCTGATCGTACAGTCGATCTCCAGCTTATCAAGACTACTGTAACGAGGCAGATG